TTCACCCGCAGCGCTATCATTGGCCGTGCCAACAGAGAGGGCATGTCCCGCCCTACCGTGCGCTTGCGGCCGCAACGGCGAAAGAAAACCGCTGTGCAGATCGCCAGGACCAAGCCGCCGCGAAACGTCAGGGAGGCGTTGCCGAGTGGCGCCTACCTGCTCGAGGAGCTGGGCCCCGGCGACTGCCGATGGCCGACCGGAGATCGGTCGCCGTTTACATTCTGCGGCGCCGCCGTTGTCGAAGACAAGCCCTATTGCCGGCATCACGCACAGATGGCGTATCAAAATTGGCAGCGACGCCTGTGAAGCCGGGCGAGTATCGCTCGCTCGCCGACGAGCACCTGATCCAAGCGGCAATCCTCAACTACCTGTACTACAACGCCGCGCCAAACGTGTTCGCAGTCGCCATCCCCAACGCCGGCAAGCGCAGTGGCCGCATGGGCGCCAGGATGAAAGAGGAAGGGCTTACGCCCGGTGCGGCCGACCTCTGTGTCCTGCTGCCGGGTGGCAAATGCGCGTGGATGGAGACGAAGACCGCCAAGGGGCGGCAGTCGGACAACCAGAAAGGATTTGAGGCGCGATGCCAAAGATTAGGCCACCGCTACACCATCGTGCGAACGCTACAAGAAGCGATCGGCTTCCTGCTGACGATCGGCGCGCTAAAGTAAGCCTCGAAACAATTCCTATCGCGCAGTTACGCGAGGCGGCACAAGCTTGGCGCCTCGAGGACGTGCGACCAAGTTGGACCGGCCTGCGCGTAATCGAACACAACAAATCGCTGCACGATCGCATCGATGACCTGGTCGACGAGGTTGAGAGGCTGCGTGACAAATCCGTTTGAAGCACAAGGCCTGCGCCAGGTTGTTGCCGCCACCAAGGCAAAGTATCGCGCCGCAGAAAAGCGCGCGGCGAAGGCGCCGATGGTGCCGACGCCGGCAGAAAAGAAGATGGCTGACCAGTACAAGCAAGTGCGCCACTACTACCGGTGGAAGCGATCGCTGATCAGGACACAACTAATGGGCCAGCAAAAAGAGCAGTGGAAAACATTGACGCGATTGCTGCGCACGATGACGATCGAAGACAGCGACAAGCTCATCAGCTATGTGCGCGGCGCCGCGTGGATCCACGATTTGGACGCCGAGGCCAAGCATGTCCTGCTGAGTGTCGTTGCGTCCGCCATCGTTCGCCTGCGTATCGTCAACGGCTACGAGCCGTACGATGACGGCATCCCTGGCGAAGGGCCGACGGCGTTCATTACGATCCGCGACATGTTGACAAGGCAGACGACCCGGCAGAAGCTTTAATCGTTCATCACAAGGGAAATCTCATGATCATATCCGATGCCCTGCATGCGTACGCCAACGCGACGCAGCCGGTGTTCTCCAAGGACGATCGCGCGTCGACCGTCGGCGCCTCCGAGATTGGCCAGTGCATTCGCAAGATCTTCTGGACGAAGAACGAGGACGACAAGCGCCTGGCGGTGCCGCGCGACGAAGGCTTTGTCGACAGCTGGGGCGCACGGCGGCGCGGGACGGCGTTCGAGCAGCACTTCTGGGTGCCGGCGATGCGCAAGCGTTTCGGCAAGCGATTGAAATTTGCCGGCAAGTCGCAGCGCACGTTTACCAAAGATTATTTATCGGCCACGCCAGACGCATTGATCGTCAACCTCAATGAGCGCGAGCGCGAAGAGATCGCCATCGATTGCGGCACCAGCGTCACGGCTGAATGCAAGACCGCAGATCCGCGCTCGAACCTGACAAACGCTAAGGCCGAAAACGTCTACCAGACGATCGTCCAGCTGGGACTGATCCGCGATACGACGCACTACCAGCCGACGCATGCGCTGCTCTCCTACACCGACGCCTCGTTCTGGTCGGAGGGTAAAGAATTCGTGGTGCCGTTCGACCAGGACATCTACGAGGCGGCGCACTGGCGCGCGACGGTGATCATGACCGATACGACGCTCGAGCGCATCCCGCCCGAGGGCTGGATCGCCGGCGGCCACGAATGCAAGTACTGCCCGTTCACCAAGGCCTGCGGCATCGAGCGGCGCAATTTGCCGTTCACCGATGACGAAAAGCCGCTCGATAGGCAGTTCGTCGCTGAGATCACAGACATGGCGCAAGTCATCAAGTCCGCGGAAGGAAGCCGCGACGCCTGCGACGCGCTGATGCGGACCACACAAGACGCCATGAAAAACCGCCTGCGCGAGAAAGGCATCCGCAAGGTGCCTGGTGTTGTTGCCTGGACAAATGTGAAGGGGCGCGAGAGCTACGACAACAAGGCGATCCGCGAGGCGGCCGCCAAGGCTGGCGTCGATGTCGAGCAGTATCAAACAGTGGGAGAACCAACAGATCGGCTGACGATTTCGGTCAGCACATGAAAACGGAGGAAAGCCTTGGCCATCGCGCCTTGGACGCGAGCAGCTCTGCCGAATGCAAAGCATCTGCTCCTACGATGTGCCCGACAACCTTGCATTCTTGGGGTCATCCCTCCGTCTAGGGGTGCCGGTGGGTTCAAGTCCCACTGCACCCCGCACTACCTCGCCAACATTCGTTGGCGAGAAAACACAACAGAGGAATAAAACAATGAACGAACTTTTGAAAAAGAACGGAAGCACAGATGTTGCGACAACTGGGCTGAACTTCTTTCAACAATACGGCGAAGCAACCCGACAGACGGCGATCGTCGGGCAACTGCTGAAGTTTTCCAAGGGCGATTGGACGGCCGGCCAGGACGACATGCCGATCGAGGAGGGAACGCAGTTGATCGCCAACATGGACGAGCTGCTGGTTGGCTGGGTGCGCTGGTCGCAGAACAAGCCAACCGATCACGTCATGGGCAAGGTCGTTACTGGCTACCAGCCGCCGCGGCGCAATGAGCTGGGCGACAATGATCAGGACCAATGGGAAGTCGGCGACGACGGCATTAGCCGGGATCCCTGGCAGCTTACCAACTACCTGCTGCTGCAAGGATCGGAGGACGATCTCTACACCTTCACCACCTCGAGCAAAGGCGGCATCAATGCCGTCGGCGACCTGTGCGTGAAGTACGGCAAGCTGCTGCGCCAGCACCCCAACGACTACCCGGTGATCAAGATCGGCACCGGCTCGTACATGCACCAGAACAAGTCGTACGGCCGCATCAAGTACCCGACGTTCGAGATTGTCGGGTGGGTGAAAAAGTCGGCGTTCGTGGAGACGGCCAGCGACGAACGGACAGCCAACGAGGTGAGCGAACCTGATGCGCCGTTCGACACGCCCGAGACGGTCGAGAAAAAAGCAAAGCAGGCAAAAAAGGTCATGACTGCTGCCGCAGTTGCCGCCAAGGCGCAGCCGGCGAAGGGTAAGACCAAGCCGCGGTTCTAAAGCCGCCATTCGTACCCTTGGCGGGGCCGGCCTCCGCCAAGGTCTTTTTCTGTCGGGGGAACGACCATGACTGAAGCGGAAGGGGCCATTGCTTTTGTCGCTGAAGTATTCGGCGACCCGATTACTCAAGGGCCGATCTACTTCTCCAGCCTCGCCAACGAGCGCGATGGATCAGGTGAGATCCGCCTTTCGACGCGCGACCAGGAGCAGGTCGCCATGTTCATCAAGAAAAACGATCGCCCTGGCCGCGGCATTTTCGTCTGCGCCGGCACGGTCAACGGCAAGCGCAACAAGGACAATATCCTCGAAAGCGCGGCCATTTACACCGACATCGACTTTAAAGACCACCCTGGCGTCCCGGCGGAGGCTATCCGCACTGCCATTGGCCGCGCCAAGTTGCCGCCCTCGATCGTGGTCAGCACCGGACACGGCTACCACGTTTGGTATTTGTTCCACGCCGCGGTCAACAGCCAGACCTACCGTGACAGGCTAGAAAGTCTGCTCCGTGCGTTGGCGGTCCATTTTGGGGGCGACCCCCAGGTCGCTGAGATTAGCCGCCTGATGCGGCTCCCTGGGACGCACAACACCAAGTACGACAGCTGGGTGCCGGTGACAGCCGAGATCACCCACGGTAATCGGTACTCGCTTAACGATCTGGAGGGGTGGCTACTCACCAACACTAGACCGCTACTCCAGCGGCGCGCCGTCGATGGACCCCCCGGCCCACCCGGCGGCGCGCCTACCAATACCGAGGCAACAAACCCCTTCCTGGTGGCTGCGGCCGCGCAGGGTTACAAGCCGCCGGTCGATGTCGAGGCGCTGCTTGCTGGTATGGTGCCAGGCAACATCCACGCGACGCAGCTCAGTGTGTCGGCCGCCATGCTCGAGCGCGGCGCGACGCCCGAGGAGGTGGTTAAATCGCTGCTTTTGACCACCCGGCGCGCGGCCGCCAGCATCGGCGCCAAGTGGAACTGGAAAAAGGAGGAGCGCGACCTCCACAAGATGTGTTTGACTTGGCTGGAGAAACATCCAAAAGATGGACAGCCTGACCGTAAAAAAGCGACTGATTTAAACCCGCCGACCGGCACAGAAAACGTCGTTAACCTGGGCGAGGCGCGCGCCAAACGCAAACCAAAACCCAAACCGACCACCGGCGACACGCCGTACATCGTGG